TTATTTGGAATGAGATTAGGTGAAATTACTTTATTTACATCTGGTACAGGTTCAGGTAAATCAACAGTTGTTAAAGAAACTATTTTAAATTTATTAGATAAAACTGAAGATAAAATTGGTTTAATATCTTTAGAAGAATCTATTGGTGATACAGCAACTAAATTAATTGGTATGTCTATTAATAAAAATATTAGAATGCCTGGTGATGTAACTGATGAAGAAGCTAGAATTGGTTATGATAAAGTATTTAAAGACGAAAGATTAATATTATTAGATCATCAAGGATCTGTAGCTGATAGTTCTTTATTGGATAGGATTGAATATTTAGCGGCTTTAGGCTGTAATTATTTAATACTTGATCATATTACAATTGCTGTTAGTGAAGGTGTTGATGGTGCAACAGGCAATGAAGCTGTTGATAAAGTTATGTCGTCTTTATTAAAAATAGTTAAAAGGTATAATATTCATTTAACTTTAATTTCTCATTTAAGAAAAAGTTCTGGAGAAGGTAAGTCATTTGAAGAAGGTGTTATGCCTAATTTAGATTCTATAAAAGGATCTGGAAGTATAAAACAAATAAGCTTTGACATTATAGGTTTTGCTAGAAATATGATGGCAGTTGAAAGATCTGATAGAAATATAGTTAAATTTGCTGTATTAAAATCTAGATTTAGTGGTGATACTGGTATGTGTGGACAAGCAGTTTATAATGTAAACACAGGAAGATTAAATTATAATGAAAGTAATTTAGCTTTTAAAGAAGTGTTATAACCAGTTTCGGTTAGAAGTTAGAACTGCAAGTAAGTCCTTATAGGCAACAGCTAACAGACAATGGTAGGTGGATGAGCAATAGGCTTTTCCTCTCTCGGCCTACATCACTACTAGTAAACCGAAGCAGCTGAGCAACCTGTTAAAAAGGCTCATAAAGAAAGATATATGAAAACAAAAAAGTATAAACCGTTACCTGATTCATTAACAATAAAAAAATCAAACATTGAAGGATTAGGATTATTTGCTACTAAAGATATAAAGAAAAATACTAATTTAGGTATGATGCATCATGTAACTGAATTTAATCATACTATTAGGACACCATTAGGTGGATTTATTAATCATAGTAATAAACCAAATTGTATTAAAGAAAGGGAAGATTGTATATATCATGAAGAAACTCATTTAGTCACGAATAGACTAATTAAAAAAGGTGAGGAATTAACTGTTAAATATACAATGTATAAAGTATAAATATGATGGAACAATTAATATTAGCATTAAAGGCCCATGCTAAAGGGCATATAGAAAAACATAAAGCAAATGTAATTTTATTATTACAAAAATCTTCAGGAATAGCAGAGCATCCTGATATTGTAGAAACTATAGAAAAAGAATTAGAAATAATATCTAAATATGATGATCAATTAGAAATGATTAAAAAATATTTCGAATAATTACAGGGTGGATTTTATACCACCCTATAATTTTAAATTTTATTTTTTACCACCTTTAAATATTTGTGTACCCTTTATACCATATATACTGGCAACTACTAGGATCCATAAATTGGTAAACCATTTAGGTAACTCAGAAAAATATTCAAAGAATAATTTTATCTTATCCATAGCAGTTGGATCATCCGATACCACTGCCCATGCCAAGATTAAAATTGGAGCCGAAAGAATAATTAAAACAAATTCGTCTTTCCAATCCGATTGTCTTGCCTCCAATAATTTTCCCTGATATTCACTTTCCCCCTTAGCCATTTTAGAAGCATGCATATGTTGTGCATCTGCCATAGCCATTTTGGTTTCTTGCCGCTTCTTATAAATGTGCGAGGCGGCATTAACACCTAATTTTAAAGCGCTAAACCACATAAATTATCTCGCTGTACATGGTATGTTGTTAGTTCCTACTAGGGGTGCTTCTGCAAATGCCATGTAGATGTATGTGTTTCCGTCCCAGTTACTTTGTGCATTATCTACACCTCTCATTTTAAAACCATTACTTAAAAAATCTAAAGATTTACTTGATGAAGTAGATTCTGCAAAGTCACCTTGTGCTTCTAATCTTGTATCTATTAAATTATGTGGGTCTCTTTTATTATCATACATTATCCATGCTCCAGTATAACCAGAATTTTTATACATAATCCAAGCAGGTTTAAATCCTGTGTAAACAAATGTTCCATCAGCATTTCCATTACCTGTATAAGAACCAAACTTGCTATAACCAGTTGTATCAGTAAAAATATAAACTACATGGTCGTTGTTAGCATCTAAAGTTCCACCAACAGAAATGGTACAATCAGTTGAGTTCATTGTACCCCAACAAGTAGAATAAGTAGCTTTTGCATCTGTAGAATTTAGTTTTATATAATCATTAGTAGCATTTGAAAAAGTATCAGACCAAACCATCCATTTTTGACTTGCTTCTAAATCTTTTACAATAACCATTTTTGGTTTTTTACCTAAACCATGTTTTAAAACATAACTACCACTTGCAGGAGAAGTAATTTTATAAATACCAAAACCAGATGTTGTATTAATACTAACTCCCAAAGGGTCAGTTGTACTTCCAGAAGGGATAGCAGTTGTTCCTGCTTTCCAGTTCCATGATACGAATGGACCACCACTATTACATTGTGCATTTGAACCTAAAGTAAAACCATCTGTTCCAAAAGCAGTAAGACCAGATATAGTAGTTTCGGCTGCATTTTCATTTGTAGTAATACTTTTTGTTACACCTCTAATTGCATCAAAAGTGTGATGATTATAAGTACCATCTGTAGATTTTATCCATGTCCAATCTGGTTGAAATCCAACTCCTGTAATTGCATGACCTGCTGAATTATTACCAGTATAAAGTTTAGTATTAAAATAATCTGTAGATTTATTAATTGTTGTGTATGCCATTATAAGTTTAATCCTTTCGTAGATAAGGCCGTAAAGCCCGTTGGTACGTCGTATTCAAAAATACCGTTACCGCTTGCATTAGTTCCTGCTGAAGATACTGCTGTAGTTCCGAAGTAGCCATTACCGAAGTTTGCTTGTACTACACTTGAACTTTGATAAACTGATGTACCCATAAAATATAATAAACTACTTGGTGTAAATGTACTTGCTGCACCTGTTCTTGAAGAACCACTTGTAGGGTCGCCAGAATTTTTCCATACACCATTATAACCAAAATAAATAGCACCATTATCTAAATCCATAGCTATATTAATGATAGTATTTACTGAAAAAGTGCCACCACTCCAACTTGTATCTACACCATTTACATACAGTTTTCCATTAGGTTTAATAGCAATACCCCCTTTATCGGTCATTTGTCCAGTTCCAGTATTAGTTCGTACAATACCATCTTCATTTATAACTCCAATATCTGGATAGCTACTATTTGTGTACAATCCAGTTACTTTCATTTCACAATAAAATTTACCAGAATTTACACCTATTGTACTATAACCATTTCCATTATTAGCTGCATTATTACCTGTTGCTGTATTATTTCCATTACTTAATGAAATGTATTTTGCAGATGGGTTATTCTCAATAGTTAAAGGATTTAATGTAGCAAAAACATTGCTTGGTGACGATTCTGTTTTTGTAAGTGCACCTGCATTAATACTTAAGTTATTACTATTACCAGATTGGTCTGTAACTGAATTACCATCTTTTAAAACAAACCAACCTACACTACTATAAGTAACTGATGGAGAAGTTTTAATTTTCCATTCTCCAGTTGTGCTATCTGTTTCTCCAAATGGTGTTGCGTCATAAGCTGTATAAGGTGTGTAATGAATATGCGACATTGAACCAAGAAACTCTGTTCTTGCAGGAGAATTTCCTACAAATAAAATTGCCCCTGTATCATTAAATTGACCAATAGAAGAATTTTGTGAAGGATAAACTGTAGAGTTCATAGAAGTTAGCAGTTCTCCATTTACATAAAATTTAACTCTATCTGAAGCAGTAGATTGTGTAGTATCAACTGATAAAACAATATGATACCAAGCATTAACATCTCTAAATTTTTTATGACCTTGCACCCAAATTTGTTCTGAAGAACCAATCCAACTATAAAGATTTAATCTATCGCTAGAATCAAAATAAAAATCTGTATAATAACTAGATAATTGATAAGCATTAAATATTTCTGCTTCTCCTAATTTACTTCTTTTAATCCAAGCACTAAAAGTAAGTTTAGTTATAGCTGTTCCACTATCTTTAGTAACATCTCTTGATAAATATGTAGCCATTACTTAACCCCCGCTATTTCTTTAATTATATTTTTAATTTTTTTCATTATATTTTTTATTCCTTTTTTAATTTTATTCATTAATTGAACTGTCCGCCTCCTGTAGCACCAAATGTTGAAGCAAAGCTAAATGATCTATCAGCCGTTTGAGCTTCAGCAT